GGTCTGGTAAATCACGAAACGCAATATTAAAAGCGTCAGTAAAAAAGTTACTAGGTTTTACACCGTATAGTTTTATACTTTTAGCTATTAAAAATACTAAACTTTTACGTTTTATAAACCTACCTTTACTGTCACGTGCAGCCCTTAAACCTTTACGCACTACCCACTTGTCTATTACGTTACTACAAAATCCATTTCTATAGCACCACTTGGATATACGTGTACTACGTAACCTAAACTACTACCTAAATCACCAGTAGCGTTTTTACCAGTAGCGTTAAGTATACCACGTGCAGACTGTACTACCTTTTTACCAAAAGCATTTAATACTTTTTCAGTTTGTTGCATTATGCAGTTGCTATAACTATTTCTACGTCTACTACAGTAGCGTTAGGGTTGTGTATTTTTAAATCACTAATTGCACTAGCAGTTGTTTGTGAAGCACCACCGTCATCACCAGCTACTTTAGTATCAAACAAAATTACTGACTTTCCAGCTTCTACTTGTATTGCAGCAGTTTCTGTAGCATTATCTACAAAGTTTACTATTATTTCTTCAGCGTCGTCTAAATTAGTTACTCTAATATATTTTAAATCGTCTATATCAAATTCGTTATTACGTGGTGTTGCAGAAAAAGTGTTTACTGTATGCGTTGCACTTACACCTAAAGGTAAAATTTTCTTCATATAATTACCTATACCAGTTATACTATGTGTTACAGTTTGGTCGTATACCGTACCGTTTAATGTAATTTGTTCTTTAATTTCTACAGACAGTGCTGCACTTGTTACCGTTGTTCCCATTTTATTATTTTATATTATTATTTATTTTATGCTACGTCACCAATACAAGCAGAAGCGTTAAAGTCTACATTTATACTTACGTTAGCCGTCCATCCAGTTACTTCGTTATCAAAACGTTCTGTAAATGGTTCGCAGCTTATACTGTCTTGTATTCTAATATCGTGTCTAAAGTTTTCGTAGTCGGTATTAAAGTCGCTGTTTTTAAGTTTACTTATTACGTCACCTATTACTTGTAGCATATCACTTAATACGTCTTCTTCGTTACGTTCGTCTTTACTTACTAAGTCCATAACTATTATTTGAAAACTATAACCTAAAGTGTTTTTAGTATAGTTAGCAGTCTGTGTACCTACGTGCATTAAAGGATAAGTAGTTTCTGTTAAATCTACTTCGAATATGTCGCCTATTGTAGTGGTCTTAATAAATAAACTGTCTGTACCTATGCTTCTAAACATATCGTATAACATATTTAGCGTAACGTTTTTTATTTGTTGTCCTTTATAAATCATTTTTTACTTTGTATATGTGCTAAATCTTTTTTATAGCTTATATAGTTAAAACATTCGTTTACTGTTAATTCTAATACTCTATCAAAGTCTAATATATTACCATTAGCCAAGTTATAGATAACACTATACCAACCATACCTTTCGCTAAACGTTTCTTCATCTGTCTTATAAGTTGTCTGCGTGTCTTGCGTGGCTGGTTCTTTAAAAAGTGTTGCGTAGTGTTTATGTAATCCATTCCTATATTCAAAAAAAAACCAGCAGCACCGTTTACTGTACTTACGCTTAACTTATCTTTAAATAGTTTAGCACGTTGTTTAGCACTTCTAAAGTCGTAGTCTTCTATTTCGTATTTATCTTTTTCTTGTTCTGTAATAGGTCTGTATAGTATAGCCATAACACTAGCCATTTCAGACCAGCCATTACTTAATTTATTATCTAAGTCTACAAATTCTTTTAACTTTAGTTCGTGTAGGTTAGGGTGAAAACCGTAGTCTATACCGTCTATAGTTATTATTGTATTCAAATCAGAATTTATAGTATTTTCTGTAAGCTTGTTAAGTTGGTTTAATACTTCGTCTATGTCTGACTTCTTGCAGCCCTCTAAAAGTTCTATAGGTGCGTTAGTAAAAGCACTTATAGTAACTAACTGTTTAGTATATTCGTCTGGTGCGTCTTCATACTGCACCATAAAATTCATATACTTACCTAGACTAATTTGTGACCAGTCGTTAGGTATGTAATATGTATTGTCGTTTATAACTAATTCCATTATTATAATATATAAAATTAAACAATTCAGTATATTTGTGTGTGTATTGTTTTAAAAGGGTGCGTAGCTATTTAGTTGCCACCCTTTTTATTATTGCACATAGTAAGTACCTTGTGGTTTTAGTTCGTAATACATACGCATAGCCAAAGCGTCGCTAAAGTCTGGTGACCTACCTATAGCTAATTTTACTTCGTCTTTACTTATTAGTTGTAACTTCGTGTCTTTGTCAAAGTTCTTACGTCGCACTTGTTCTAATTCTTGTATAATAAAATTCTTGTGCGTTATGTTATTACAGTTAATATATACTTCTGACTTATTTAAAGCGTTGCTAAACGCATAGTATACTTGTGTCTTTAGGTTTACGTAGTTTTCGCCTTTAAGTGCTTTAGAATTGTTTACAAAACCTTTGCAGCGTAATATGTCTTTAACACCACCACCTACACCGTCGTCGTCTACAATTATGTTACCTAATAGCACACCGTAAGTACGTTGCATAGTTCGTATGTGTTCTGCTGCTTCTGTAACACTATTACTGTCTAATACTTTAAATTGTTCTGCACGTAGACCGTTCCAGTATATAATTACTGTTTTGTCTTTACCGTATCGTGCTATATCAGCAGTAATGTATTTTGTACCACCTTGCGTGTCTTCTAATTCAAAAGAACCTAATATAGCGTTATAGTCTATTAGTTTGTCTTCACTGTCGTCGTACTCCCAATTACCTAATAATAAACGTTGTTTACTTACAAAGTCTAATTTTTCTAACTGGTTTTTATAGTGTTTACTTACGTGTCTATTATCTGTTAGTAGTGACTGTATAAACTTACGATAGTTTGGTAATACATTATCTTTGTACGGTTTGTAAAACGTAGTATACACCCATTCTTTACTAGGGTTGCAAGTCATTAACATTTTTGGTATTAAACCGTATTCGTCTAACTTGTACCTAATTCTACTACCTACTATTTGTTTTGCTTTTTCTGTTATCTGGTTACATTCGTCTACAAAGACTGCAGTAAGTTCTAACGACCCTAAACTATCAAAATTTTTGTCGCTAGGGTATGCAAATAAATCTTTTAATATAACTTCACTACCATTATAAAAGGTAATAATATTTGTCTGTGCGTTATACTTGTAGTGTATATTAGCTTGTATATTCCAAGCACTACAGACTTCGAAAAATGTTTTTAATGTAGTCTTCTTTAATGTGTCCAACTTACTACGACCTATTAAGCAGCGTACACCGTCGTATTTAGTGCATAGCCATATTATCCAAGCACACCCCAAATAAGACTTACCACCACCAGCACCACCACCGTATAATAATTCTGTAGTAGTATCGTCAGTAAGATACTTTAGGGCTTTACCTTGTTTAGTCGTTAGTGTCGCTATCAATTTTTAGTTCTATGCTAATAGGTTTTATTTCACCACTTACGTCTAGTTCTTGTTTTTCTACGTAACCACGTTTCTTACCTTTTGTTTTTAAGTAAAATACTGTAGCTGGTGTATTACCTTTTTTAATTTGTTTATGTAGATGACTTTCAGCAAAGTCTATAGCCACGTTTTCTATGTCGTTTACTGCACGTTTATAGTCTTCGTCGTGTTCTAACCATATATAGTGCGTAGTTCTGTCTATGCCTACTATTTTAGCAGCAGACGTTACTACACCTAAAGTTTTTTCTAGTGCGTCTAACATAGCTAACTTACTTTTTAGTGTTCTGTCTTGTTCTTGCATAGTGTCGAATTTTGTCGAATTATTTACCACATAAAGCACATACTACTTTATCTTTGTCTATTGGTTCTTCTGGTTCAGCGTGTGCCATTATGTCGTCTTCATTTTGCCATATATCTAAACCCCAGTCTTCTAGTTCTACAGTATCCCATTCGTTAGCCAATATGTCATAATCCCAGTCGCCAAAACTTAAATTATCTTTTACTATAAATTGCTTTTTTTTTTCTTCTGTTAGTTCTGTAGTCTTAATAACATATACTTCTTTGTGTCCTAACTCTACTAAAGCGCGGTAACGCATATTACCACCAAGTATTATATAGTTTTCGTCTACTACTATAGGTCGTAGCTTTAACATTTCTGGTAAGTCTTGTATAGACTTTTTAAGCTTAATAAACTTTGCTTCGTTTACTTGTCTGGGGTTTTCTTTGTTTGGGTATATGTTACTAATAGGAAGCAATTGCATTACTAAAATATTTGTCGTTAAATTCTTTGTCTTTGTCTTTAGCTATATTGTTTTGTCTTTTTATTTCAAAGTTTAAATGGTCTATAGCTTTACGTAGGTCTTTACATATATTGTTATCTGGTTTTTTACCAGCACGTAACAAGTATGCAATAGCTACACCTATGTTATAGTTATCACCAGCAAAGTCTTCTATAACTTCGTGTGCTTCGTAACCGTATACTTTACCTTTATAATAGTTTGGTGTGTCCATATTTACATTGTTAAATCACTTCTTTTTGCTATAGTACCGTTGGGCTTTTTAATTATACCACCGTATCCTTTATGTTCTTTAATGTATTCGCCATACGTATTACATTCTTTACAGTATGTTTCTGGGTTTACTACTTTACCGTCTACTACTTTTATAGTAGTTTTGTAAACGTCAAACGTTTTGCACTTACATTTATATTTCATTTATTAACTTTTTTATTCCTTGATAACAAGTATTTAAGCAGCTACTACAATTAGAATTAGGGTTATACTTTGTTTTATATATTTCGTTGTATAGGTTTATTAATTCTACTTTTTTTTGTCTTGTTTTAGCAGTACCAGTTTTACAGTATTGCCATACGTCTATTAAACGTTCTTTTTGTTCTTCTGTTATTACCATTTGTTTTTAGGGCAGTTTTCTGATTTCCAAGCTGCTTTAGTTTCTATAGGGCAGCCACATTCGTTACATTCACGTTCTGGTGTTAAGCTAGGGCAACGTGAACAAATATACGTACGGTCATAATACGTTTGTGCGTCTACGTTTTCAAAACCACCTAAAACACGTTTACTAACTGCTTTAAAGTAGTTATAGCTTTTTATCATAAAGTTAGGTTTATTCAGCTTCTTGCGTTTGTCCATTCCTTTTTAATTTAATTATACCATAGCTTTTATATTCTGGTAATACCATTACGTCTATGTCGTCAAATGTTAATTCGTCTAAATTTACTATATATTCTACGTCGCCTTGTTCGTTGTATATTTCTATATACGGTATATCGTAGTCTATTAACTGTGCTAGTTCTTTATATATCATTATTAAGTTCTTTTAACCTTTTATTAATATATGCTTTAACACCTTTAATAGTTGTGTATATAGACATTCTACTAATATTAGTTTTGTCGCTTAACGTACTATATGTGTAGTTTCTACCGTCGTTGTCCCCTAATACGTATAGTTTAAATAATTCCCTTTCGTACCAGTAAAGTTCGTCTAGTATTTGATTAACATATACTTCGTTATTAATAATATATAAATGTGCTTGTGCTTGTTTTTTTTCAGCGTTTTTTAAAGCTATCATACATAACTCGTCGTCGTAGGTAATAAGTTCGTAGCTTTTTTTATAGGTGTAGTAGTATGGGCTAGTCTTACTGTAATAGCTTAACTTACACATACGGTTAAAGTAACCACGTATATTACCGTTTTCTATAATGTCTTTTAGTCTAGCTTCTGGTAATTGTAGTAATTGTAAAAATATTTCTTGTGTAAGGTCGTCGAGGTCTTTAGCTGGTATAAAGTTAGCAGCTATTAATTTTAGTTCTTTGCAGAGTGCGTTACTTAACATACGTGCATATTAACAAAAACATTTAATTATACAAGCGTGTTGATAAGTAATTATTAACAAATTTCTTTTAATAATTGTTTATAATGTTGTATCAATTCTTTTAAGTCTTCTTTACTGTACTTAATACTTGACTTGCTTAAACGTATAACTTCGTCTACGTTCTGTTCGCCTATGTCTGCACAAAGTCTACGGTAAAATAATAGTTGTTCACCTTGCGAATACATATTACACTTTACGCACTGTGGTCTACAGTTGTTTAAGTGCCAGCGTGTACTTGTATGTCGTCTACTTTGAAAATGTCCGTTTTGTATTTGCTTAACTTGTTTAACAATACCACACGTATAACATTCTACGTTACCGTTATCGTCTGCATAGTACCAGCGTATGTACTTACTAAATATAGTATCTAGTTCTTTTTTGAGTGCTGCGTGTGTTTTTTGTTTAGCCATTCTTTTTGCTTTTTATATCTTTTGTCTTTACGGTGTTCGTACCATAAAGTAAAGAAACATATTATAGAACCTATAAAGGTTGCTGCTATATATAGTATTTTCATTTTAAAATAAAGTTGTTTGTGCTTGGTGCTGCTTTAATCTTTTTAAAGCGTTGTCGTAGTATTCTTTATCTAATTCATAACCAGTTAAATCGTAACCTAAATTGTGACAAGCAATAGCAATACTACCAGAACCTAAGTGAGTATCTAAAATCTTATCGCCCTTTTTAGCATAGTTCATTAAAAGCCATTCGTATAGTTTGACAGGTTTTTGTGTGGGGTGTATTCTATCTTTACCCCCTCTTAAATTATCAAAAGCACTCACTTTAAAATGTCTACTTTGTACTCCTTTACTGCTATAAGCAAATTCCCCATCAGAAAAATTATTATCTTCACCGTTGTTTTTGTTCCAATATATCCAGCCTTTACCGTTTGGCATATATTCACTCATATAGTTAGCCCCCCAAATTATTTGGTTTTTTGATATTCTAAACAATTCTTTAAAATATTTTTTGTTAGGTATTTCATTATCCCATTTGGTTTTGTGGTATCTTTCATCTTTATAAAGAGAAGTGTACGAATTAGGTCTATCTGGTTTTGTTCTTTTTTTACTGTTATCCATCCCTATTCCATAAGGGGGGTCTACAATAGCTAAGTCAAACTCATTGTCTTGCATTTCTTTTAAAGCTTCTAAGCAGTCTTTGTTGTATATGTTTATCATTTTAAACGTTTTGCTTGATTAATAGTATTGCCTATAAGTTTTTGTGTCTGTTGTTCTTTTTCAAAGTCTGTTAAAAGTCTTTGTTGTCTTTTAAGTGCAGCAGACTTTTTGTATTCTTTTAACCATATATTAAAGTTTCTAACGTTTACAAAATTACCGTTTTCGCTATTTCTTATACCTTGTTCAAAAGCAAATTTAACTTCTTCAATAGTCATACCACCGTAATAACGTACAAGGTCGTGATATAATAGTTGTGCCATTAATACTACTTGTTCTGTGTCTGGTTTTTGTCCTAGTTCTTTTTCGTCTTTAGTGTATCGTTCCCATATTTTCATTTTACTTGTTCTTTAACTGTTAAAATTATTTCCATTAGTTCGTCATAAACTGTTTCTAGTTCTGGGCTATTGTCTGTCCATTTAAGTATTTCTTTTTCGTAAGCCCTAGCAGTACTTATAAGTCTATTAAATTTAAGTTTAACAATACCAGAGTGTCTACCTTTTAAATTATACAGTTGTTCGTTAAAACAACGAAATGTAGCTATAAGTAAGTTTAAATCTATTGTGTCTTGTTTAGTCATACTAAAATAATTTTTTTTGTTTTAAAATTGGTTCAATTCTTTTTTTTGATAATTCTATATATTCTTTATTAATTTCAAAACCTATAAAATTTCTATTAGACTTAACACAACTTAACGCAGTTGTACCACTACCCATAAAGCAGTCTAATACTAAATCGTTTTCTTTAGTAAAATTTTGTAAACAAAAGTTAGGTATGTCTTCTGGGAATACTGCACTATGTCCTAGACCACTACTAGCTACACCACTTTTTATAACGTTGTGTGTGTATTTAGTTGTATAGTATTTAACTTTTGGTGTTTTTGATAAAACAAATATATACTCTGTAGCGTTTGTTAATCTTTTTTGTAATGGTATAGGGTTACTTTTGTGCCATACTATTAAGTCAGATACAAAGTATCCTAGCTTAGTTCTTATTCTATTTATAATGTCAAATGGTCGCATAACACCAGTTTCGCCATAACTATAACCTAAATTAATACATAACGCAGCTTCGTCTTTTAATTTAGGTCTTAGCAATTCGCATATATCATATATTAAATATAATGGTTCGCCTATGTCTTGTGTATAATGGTAACCAGTACCACGTTGATATTTTTTTAAACTGTTAAAATAAGGTGGGCTTGTTATAACGCAGTCTATAGAATTGTCTGCAATTTGTTTTACTAATTCTATACAATTACCGTTATAAAATTCATTAATTTTTAATGTGTCTTGTTTAGTCATAATTATATAATGTTTCTAGCTTCTTGCCAAGTGTCTAATATATTCTTTTTTTGTTCTATATCAAAAGTTTTTTGTAGTTCGTACTTTAGTTTAGTTTTACTGTGGTTTGGTTCTGTCCAGTAGTCATAAAAAGCTTCTAATAGTTGTTCGTTGTAACTATCTTTAAACGCAGACAATTCTATTAAAAATTTATTAGTTACTTTTAATAAATCACGTTTCTTTTTTGCTTTAGTTTCCAGCTGGTAAGATTTCCAGTTACAAACAGTAATTAAACTATTTTTAGTGTTACTATCAATATCTATATAGCCTTGTGCTTTTAATCTTTGCATACGTTTATATACTGTAGTCGGTTTTATATGTAATTCTTCACTTGCAGAAACACGACCAGTTATAAACTGTCCTACACCTACCTTACGACCATATACTAAAGCTTCTTCTGTGTTAGCTTTAAGTATACACCATATAAATATTTTAAGTAATTCAGCGTCAGAAAATAAACCGTTGTCTAATATTTTTCTATGTAGTTTTATATAACCTTGCATTAGTCTATAAATTTAATTTCTTCTTGTTCAAAGTCTTTTGTAATTTTATTATACAAACCTACATTTTTTATTTGTTGCTTGTATTTGTCTTGTGCGTTTTTCTGTCTTTTCTTATAGCTTTTACCCCTTAAATGTACGTTTAGTTCTTGAAATTTTGCACGATTTCTACGTATACTAGTTGGGTTACCTAATTTGTTTTCTGCAAATAATTTTAATAAACCTTTTGCAGTTAGTAAATTAATATCTATACCCATTTTTTTTAGTTGGTTGTGCCAAAGATTTGCTATTAATCTATTGTCGTCATCCCTTGTGTGTGGGTACTTTACTAACATTTGGTGTACTGCTTCTTTTTCTGTCATTATACTAATTGTTTTTTAAATTGTTTTAAGTTAGCTATAGTTAAATCTATTTCTTCTAGTGTACTAGCAGTTTGTAAATTGCGTTTTAAAGAACCTACGTTACTTTCGTCTTCAAATCTATTAACTACTAATATATAAGCTTCGTTATATTCTGGGTATGCTTTAGGGTATAACGTATAGTGTTTGTGTAGCTTTTGATAATGGTAAAAGTTTGTACGGTGTTTGCAAAAATGTCTACTTAATGTAGTTGGTGTTATACCACCTTGCATAAGAATATTACACACTACTAAACGTGCTAATACTTGTTTACCAGTTCTACCTTTTACGTTTATTTCTTCTACTGGTATGTCTAACACATCAGCAGTAATTTGTTTCAATAATTCTATTTCTGTGCTTAACATTAGTTTGTAGTTTTATGGTTATCGTCGTCGTTCAAAACTTTATATATAGCTGGTTCTATTTCTTTAATTTGCCTATAAATACTTCGTACTTGCTTCATAACTTCAGCACGTTGGGTTTTAGTTATGTCAGTACCAGTTACAGTAGTTACTAAACTTTGTGCTTGTTCTAATAATTTGCTAGTCTTCTTTTTCATAATCGTAAATGTCTTGTATGTAAATACCTTGCTCTATAAGTTCTTTACAGTAGTCGTTTAATTCTTTTTCAGTTCCTACAAATAAACCACCTTTAATATGTGTGTGGTCTGCATAACGCATACCAGTAGCAGCGTCTATATGTATAGCAGAACCTTTTTTATTAGGTTTTAAAGCTATATAAAACTTTTTTACTATAGTTTCTTCTGGTTCTGGTATTGTGCGTATTATCCAGCGTTTGTTACTACTGTCTAGTTCGCCGTATTGTTTAGCAGTATAATTATAGTCTTTGCCCATATTTACACCGTCTTCTGTGTATGCGTCGTATTCGTTCATAATTAAAATGGTAAGTCTGACGTTGTAGTACCGTTAAATTTATCGTCAAAAGCATTATTATCTGGTTCGTTTTCGTCTTTTTGCATTTGCCACACGTCAGCAGACGTATAATAATTACCCTTGTATTCTCTACTAGATAAATTAAATAATACTGTAACGTTGTCACCAGCACTAAATTCTAATAACATATCTACTTTTTGTTGTCCGAATAAATTAAAACATACTTCTGGGTTGTACTTTGCACCAGTATCTAATACGAAAGATTGTTTAACCCATTCTTTACCAGCTTTGCTAGTACCACTTTGCAATTCTAAAACTTTTACTAAAGTTCCTTTTACTTCTAAACTCATAATATTTATTTATTGATTAATTAATTACTTTTTAAAACTTTCACTCTCGTCTTCGCCAAAAACACCTAAAGAATATAGACCAGCTAATTTTAATACTGCTCTAGACATAGCACGTTTTTCTGCCATTTCTACTACGTAGTAGGTGTTTGTACTACCGTCTTTAAAACTAGCACCTTTTAACGCACTACCGTACGTTTCTATTTTACTAGAACCTAAAGTAGCATAAGCTTTTACTACTGCAAATGTAGGTTCACAACGTTCTAAATTATAGCTTATTTCTATTTTCTTTTTAGCTTGTATTTTATCAATACCAGCACGTGTAATAATTGTATAGTGCTGATGCTTAAATACGTCTTCTGGTATTAAACCGTTATCTTTAAAAATTTTATTTAATGTTTCTTGCTGCGTCATAATTATATATCTAATATTTTACGTTGTTCTAAACTACTTTGTATTTGTTTTAGTCTGTCTATAGCGTGTAGCGTAGACATAGCACGACCATTATAATATAACTGTATAGCTTTATCGTTGTCGTTAATAGCTTTTATTTCTTCTTCTTGCCACGTTTTAGCTAGTTCTGTTAAACTTTCTATTTGATTGTGCATATCGTTTCGTATATAAAGTTACTAATTTTGTCTTCGTACTTGTTAAGTAAATATGCTATAGGTAATAGCAGAATAAATTGTAGTAATGTAATCATTTTGTATATTGTTTGGTTTATACCACCAAAACCCCATACCGTTAAGTATGAGGTGTTAAGGTTAGTTATTGTTATCTATATTCTTCTGGTATCTTTCCGTCACAGAAATTATTGTCACATTCTTCAGTTTCTTCATTTAAATAACTCATACAATGAGAGCATTTGTTTGATAGATCATTTTGTGTATTGTTTAAATTAATAATACGCAAATATAAACACTTTTTAGTTAATAAAACAAATAAATAATAAAAAACTTTTAATTACTATATATAAATATATATCTATATTAATAATAATATAATAATAATATATATATATATACTTCTTGTTTGTGTCCTTTTGTTGTTACGCAGAAAGCATAACAGACTAATTATAAGGGCATTAAGATATTTATGGGTAAAGTGCCATTATCTTTAACCACCATACAAGCTATTGCTGGTTTTTTACCAGCTTTAGCATAAGCCATAGCGTAAGACTTAAAGTCTATACCACACCCTACTTGACTACCGAATACACGATATTTAGCACCTACGTAGTGTTCAGTATAACATTGTGTATGTAAGTGTCCTTGTACTGTATTCATCATATCGGCACGACATTTAGTACGTGCAGTACCAGCTTCACCGTGTATATACTGTACGTCGTCTTTTACGTACCGTTCTACAAAGTTCCAGTTAGGTGTTTCTAATACTTCTTTATAGCTTTTTATCCACTTGCTAGGTATTGCAGACGTTTGTGCTTTACGCATTATAATACGGTCGTGGTTACCTATTAATACTGTAGCTTCTGGAAACGCTTTATACCATTTAGCTATTTTACTTATAGCTAATTCTAGTTCGTCTAAACCACCTAAACCGTCTGCACTTGTTTCGTGGTAACTGCTATAATGATTGTCTATTATATCGCCTATAAACACTACTTCGTTACAGTTGTGTGTAGCGTATTGTTCTATACAAAATTCTAAATAACCGTCTAGCGTAAATGGTTCGTGTATATCACCTATTACCAGTACGTTATTAGTTCTGTGTTTTCGATAGTTTAATAGTAACGCTTCTTCGTCTGCTTTTAACCTATACCTATTTGTTTTGTTTGCTGCTTCCACCAAAGAAAAAATCTATTATTGTATTAACTTTACTTGACATAGCACCGAATACTGTAGAAATAAAACCTATTTCGTAGTCGGATAGTTGTATATTGCTTGTAACAAAGTATCGAAATAAAACATATGATAAACCGAAATACGCACACGTAAATAACGCTGCTAATATTTTTTGTATAAAAGCGTCATTACTATATAATTCTCTTGCACTTTTACGGTCTTCTACTTCTTTACTAAATAATTCTTTTTCTTGTTCTAATAGTATGCGTTGTAGTTCCAGCTTTAGCTTCTTTTTTTCTTCGTCAGACGTATGTAGTTCGTCTACTATTTCGCTAACTTGTGGTACTAAATTTTTAAATAAGTCTAATATAACCATATTGCTGCTGGTTTGTCTTTGTCGTCGTCAGTATGTATAAACGTCTAAAGCGTTAATAATTTTAGTTCTGTCTGCACTTGTTTTACACGATATGTCTACTGCTACACCTTTTAAGTGACTACTACCCACACGACCACCTACAGTAGCGTTGTGTTTTTTACTTCTATAACCACTTGTAATAGAAAATGGTACACCAGCTATAGCACGTGCTTCGTCTAGCTTATGTAAAAAGCTTATAGACATTTTGCCACCGTCTGTAGTTGGTAAACCACTACCGTCTTCGTCTGGGCTATCAAATTCGTCGTAATTAAAATACTTTAACATTAGTTTTATTTATTTTTAATAAACTCTAAAATAATATTTAATTTTTCTTTTACTTCGTTCATTTGTTTGTGTAAGACTTCGTGTCTTTTTTCAAAACCTACTTTAACTTCTTTAATACTAAAAAAAGTAAATTGATAAAGTGCGTATAAAGAACCTAGCAGCAAAACTACTGACAGACCATAACTCTCTACTAATTTTAATAAATCTTCCATTACTTTTTATTTTTACGATAGGTTAAATATTTGTCTATTGTATATATAATAGAAATACTTAAAAGAATAATTTGTAAAAATTGTTCTACTTCTGTAAAGCTAATCATTAAGCTTATACTATTTAGCCCTAGTACGTCTGCGTTTTGTTGTATTAGATTTTTCATTTTTTTTATCTAAATAGCTTTTAAGCTTTTGTATGTTTTCTTTTTTTGGTTTATACGTCAAAACTACCGTCTAAAAAGTCACGTAGCGTTATTCTACTGTGTTGTTCGTATGTGTCTAAATTCATACCACTAAAGTACGTGTCTGTAGTAGGGTTTACGTCTTCGTTAGTGTTTGTGCTATATTCTGGGTATTTGTCGGTATTGTGTCTAATATAGTCTACTAAACGTGTAGCGTAGTATTCAGCAGTATTTTGTATAATATTACGCATATACTTTATGTCTTCTAAACTTGCTGGCGTACTTGTTTCGCTAATCTTACGTACTATGTCTTTATTCATAATTTTGTAAGATAAAAACGGTACACATTCAAATAAAGAATAATGTATTAATACTGGTTGTACGTATTGGTCTACTAACGTTTCGTAGTCGTCGTTACCAGCGTCGTCTATAGTTCCAGCAGTTATAAGCGTTTGTAATTTTTCGTATAAATTAGTTCCTAATAATTGTTGTACGTGTATGTCTTGTGCTACCTTAATG